CTGTCTTGAAGATCTGGGTGTACCCATAATTATCTTCCAGTTCGCTCGACCAGACATCCGGAGCTCCTGAACCTTCCTCGAATGAAGTGCCAATTACTTGACAATTATCATTATTAGCAAGGGCAGAATACCCACTCACACCAGAATTCGATAGATCGATTATTTTTCCAGTGAAAGAAGATGAAGAGCCATCATCAGTGACAGACGAATCGACACGGGCAATAGCATGCCCGATACCAGCCGCACTGTCAACCGTGCTTACAACAAATACCATACCTTTGATCAACCAATCAACGGAAGCGCCGCCACTCGTATCAACGGAGAATGAGTAGGACGATCCTGCTGTTACAGCAGATCCCCCATTCACAGCCGCCGCCAATAAGAAAGAGCGATCTGTCCAATTAACCTTATTCCGATTTTCTAAATACCGGAATACGGGGTCATCGGTAGGTGCCTTGGCTACCTTGCTCAAATAGACGAAGAATGGAGATTCTTCCGGAGCTAATTCAGCTATCCGGTCTCCAAAATTAAATAATCGTCTACGATCAGGGGCCGTACCTACGCCAGCAGAGGTTGTTGAGGCAGTAATATCACTGGACTTTAAAGTTCCAGAGTTATATGAAAGTGCCATTTGTTAACCTCATGTGTTTAGGTTTGTTAATTAAGGTAGTGCCGTACCGCTACCCGTACTCATAATAGAGTCCCAAACCTTATCACGATCTGTTTTAGGGCTTTGGGGTGCCTGTCCTTGAATGACTCCGGCACTGCGGGGCGCTTGTTTCGCGGCACTTACCGCTTCAATTGTGTCATTATTGGCAACAGATGTGCCATTGACATCACGCCATAGTTTTACAAGATGATTTAAACCAACCTGTTCTTTAGGCTGAGTGGTAAACTCTATGAAGCCCTTAATGTCATTGTCAGACATTTTATGATTGCTTCTAAGGTTATCCACTGTTTTATCTAAATACCTCTCTTGTTGCATCTGGCGAGTTTGTTCAGCCAACGCATTCCGGATCATATCCCCAGCCATATTCTGCATTTGACCAGAAACGTACTGATTGGATGTTGAACCGGGTTTTGTGAAGGCCTCCCAAGGGTTGAAGTCGTCCTCACTCATTCCGGGCTGTGGTTCTTCTACACCCTGCGGATTAGCTATACCGTTCTGTAATCCCTGTACCAGATCGGGTCTCTGTTCCAGCAAATCGGCAAGAGGCTCTAACTTTTTCAACCTTGCATTATCAGCTTGCGCACGATCATACATAGATTGAAACTTTCGAGCTTCTGTTTCATAATCTGCTGAAATAGTTTCTTCTGTAACTGGGTCAACAAACCCCTGCTCGGTTTCTACCGGCGCTGGGGATTCATTTGATACGATATCCTCCACGAATGTTGTTTCACTGTTTGGAGCCTGAGTTTCGACATTGGCCTCGGCTTGTTCTAATGTATTCATAAATACTCCATGTTAGATGTCTCTAAGCTTTCGGAGTTGAACCGACCCTACCTGCACCTTTTTCAAGGTTGCGGGCCAATTTCTCCACTTCGAGCTTCACCTCGGTTTCGAGTTTATTACGCTGAACTCTACGGTCAGCTTTGGCATCCGAAGTAACATCTGAAAGTCTGGACTTGAATTTCTCAACCTCCACTCTTTTTCTGTCACTAACAGATTCCCTCTGGGCTGTTTGCAAGTCTCCCTGCAAAGTCTTTAATTGCTCTTCAAGAGCCTGAATTTGTTGCATCATCTGTTGTTTCTCATCTGTCCTTTTCATGATGCCTTCCTTATCAAATATTTCTGGATTCTTTTTTAATACCTCATATTTATCAACTATTCCCATCTGGAATGCTTCAAGATATACATTCAGTTCCGCCCACTTATTGGACGGCATGGTAGAACCCGGTTCAATCCTGATATCATGCTGATCAAGAAAATGCATATCTTTCTTCACATCCAAGACAGCACCGCTGATATCAGTATAAAAATTTGCCATAACTTCTGTTATATCATTGTTAGGCTGAGCAAGCCTGAAAATCTTCTGGAACGTATAATGGCCTTTGGAAAGATTGTATATAATTTTACCAAGCCTGTTGATACTGAACTCAATATCTCTCAACTTTGACTTGGGCCTTTCCGATCCAAGGGCTATCATTCTTTCTGTACCCTTTACAGTCTCAGGTGCCTTTTCTGCAAAACCGTGCATCATCTCCGGAAGCCCGAATATGAAATCAATATAGAATTCAGACTGCTGTATAAGCTTATAAAATTCACCGGCAAGCGGTTGAGGAGCTGGATAATGCGGTTCCCCCTGAGAAGAATCCACTTCAATAACAGCATTTGGGTTTGCCCAATCCTGTTCCAGTTGACTTACATCATCAACACTTCCTATAGGTACTAATAATTTTAGTCCCGCTGATGCTTGGGCATGCGAAAGAGCTAATGACCATAGCTTATTTAGGAGTCTTTGCATCGGTCTGGCTCTAGAGATATCACTCTTCGGGTAAGGTGTGCCTGTCCAAACGTTGGGGAGCGGGACTATCGGATATTCATCCGAATTTAAAATTGTTTCATAAAGCACTATTTCACCAAGTGTTGCACATACCTTAACCCGATTCTGCAACACCTCAGCTATCTGAAATAAACCTGATTCAATAACTTCCATATTTTCTTCAGCAAACTTGGCATACTCTTCAGGTGAAAGAATAGTTTCTTCCTGACTCTGAACATCAATAACCCGGTAAAATGGAATCTTTACCTTATAAAATCTTTCAAGTATCTGATATTTCTTAACTTCAAAATAATCTTTATCCTTAACATCAGCAGGAGTGAAGGCAGTAATTGTATTACGGTTCTGAGAAGCTGGATAATCTTCATCATCATATGAAAATGATGAAATATCATGTATAAGACCGGGAATAACCTCACCAGTCTCAGGGTCTGTCTGATCATCTAATTCAGGGTAGAGGTTAATGACCTGATCACCGGTTAAGATAGTGGAAAGGATAATCCCATCAGAATCGCTGAACCATCGATCCCTAGATGAAGGAGATGCATATACTCTAAATGGGTCAATGTAAGTGAACTTGACATCACCTCTACCGAAATCTGACTGTGTATCAATATAAGCATACAAATAACCAATACCAGTAGTAGCATAGTCATGTATTGCCTGTTTGATCTGAGAATCACCATCAGATATCTGCCATATGTATCCAATGATCGTTCTCCATAATGTCGCTACCTGTACATCAGAGTCTTCCCTAGGAGTAATAGTAAATGCAGGAGGCCTTGATGTAAGTACGGCTTTAAATTTTTCAATTGCCGATGAAGTCCTGTCCATAGGAATATCAGCCTGATTACGCTGAGCTAACTCATTAGACTCATCGGTGGTAAAATGGTTACCAAGATAAAAATCAATATCCTTACGAGCTTCAGTATCCCAATCGGAACGGGCATCCCGCCAGTGGCGGTAAAGCTCTTCATTATATAATGCTCTTGGGTCTTTATCTATTTTAGCCATTAAATGGAACCCGGAGGCTGTAACATTTGTTTCCCCATTTTCGGATATACCCAATTCCTGTTCTCAGGTCCATAAAGAGTATCCGCCGGATGCCGCTCATCGCGACTTCTTATCCAGCTATCTTGAATCTCAAGGGTATCCAGCATTCTCTTCAATTTAATCTCATTCAATGTATCAAGAGCAACACCTTTTAAATTATTCTGCTTGCTCTGTTGATTCTTCATGAATGCCTCATTCCATACACCCATACTATCCTTGAATGCCCTAGCCTGTGGAGGCATCTGCTGTCCCTGTGGAGGTCCCTGCTGTCCTTGTTGTCCCTGTGGAGGCATTTGCCGTAACTGTGGAGGTCCCTGCTGTAACTGAGGAGGTGCTGGTGGGCCTACGAAGTCACCTACCTGATAACCTACGGGACCACCTTGTTGTAATCTGCTAGAATCTAGCACACGCTCAAGAATTTCTTTTTCCCCACTCTTTTTTGGATGATACATAGGATTTGGTGATATAAAATCTGGATTATATTTCATAT